TAAGTCTCAGAAGCTTGTACGTGGCATAAAAAGAAGAGGTTAATATGAAAAAGGCAGTAGATGCTCCTAAAGGTTTTCATTGGATGAAGGCTGGTAAAGGATTTAAACTTATGAAGAATCCTAGTACTGGTTATGCTGCACATAAGGGTGCGTCAAAAAAAGCAAGCTTTGAAGTTCAAACTATACATAAGAAATAAAACACACAATGGCAGTAAAAAAGAAAACTGGCACAGCTACCAAGCGTAACCCTGCTAAGTGGGCTAGAGCAAAGGCCAGAGCTAAAGCTAAAATGGGTGGTAAACATTCTGCCAGAGCTATGCAGCTTGCTGTTAAGTATTATAAAGAATCTGGTGGAAGTTATACAGGTAAGAAAAAACCTACTAATAAATTATCAAAGTGGACTAAGCAAAAATGGAAAACAAAGTCAGGGAAACCAAGCAGCAAGACAGGGGAGAGATATCTTCCAGAGAAAGCAATCAAAGCCCTGTCGTCAAAAGAGTATGCTGCGACCACGAAAACAAAGAGAAAAGCGACTGCTGCGGGGAAGCAATACTCCAAACAACCTAAACGTATTGCGCGTAAGGTTAAGAGATATAGGAAAACATAATGGCTGTATCAGGTACATATAATTTTAATCTCGATATTGACGAGGTTATTCAAGAAGCAATGGAAATGATTGGAGGCGAAAGCACTCTCGGTCATGAACCTGCTTCTGCTCGTCGTTCTATTAATATTATGTTGAAGGATTGGCAAAACCGTGGTATACTGTTATGGAGTACAAGTGTTTCTTCTCTAACGGTAGTAGCTTCTACTGGAGTATATAATCTATCTTCTAATACTATTGATGCACTTGAAGTAGTTTTAAATAGAGACAGTACTGATTTACAGTTGACACGTATTACATCAGAAGAGTATTTATTGATACCTAATAAAACACAGACAGGACGACCCTCTCAGTATTCTATTCGTAGAAGTAGAGATAATCCTGTGATGTCCGTTTGGCCCCTTCCAGATAATTCCACAGACATTTTAAAGATAGAAGTAATCAGCGAACTACAGGATATTAATAAATCCGCAGAACAAAACGCTGATCTACCTAAAAGATTTTTCCCTTGTCTTACGGCAGGGTTATCTTACTACATGTCAATGAAACGAGCAGGAGTACCTTCTGAACGTATCAGCATGTTAAAAACTAATTACGAAGAGACTTTAGGCAGAGCAATGGAAGAAGATCGTGAACGAGCAAGTTTGTTTATTCGTCCTAGACTTCGTTATTTATAATGGCAAGTAATAAAAATGCACTAGCTATGTGTGATGTATGTGGATGGGTTTATCCGCATAGGCTCATGCAAGAAAATAGCTATGGCCTTATTGTTTGTCCATCAGATTTTGAGGGTAACTTTGATTTAAAAAACCATCCTCAGAATAAAATTCCTGACGTTCGAGACAACCCTGCTATACGTAATCCTAGACCTGACACAGGTGGCAGAAATTTAACATGGGATCAAGCAGCAACTACTTGGGATTCAACAGATGAGCATTGGCAACTAATATGACAGATTTAACAGGTAAAGTAATTTCAGGAACATATCAGCAGCTATTGCTTATTAATAGTAGTACTGCTAATGAGGGTGTTAGTACATCTGCTGTGTTTGTTCAAACAGGTGACGGTACTAATACTGCATTAAAAGTAGCTACAAATAAAATAATTGTTAATACTGCTTTTCTTGTAGATGGTACAGCAACAATTACTAATGATTTAGTTGTTAGTGATAAAGTCTGTGCTTCTGCTTTCTTTGGAGATGGTTCTAATCTTACAGGCTTAACTGCTAGTATTGGTGGTGATATTTCTGTCAGTTCTATTACTGTAGCTGGTAATGCTAATGTTGGTGGAAGCTTAGTTGTAAAAGCAAATGCTTCTGTAAGCGGTGCCTTAAATGTGGCAGGTAATGTGTCTCTTGGTGGCACACTAACTCAGACAGGTGTAGCAACTTTTGCAAGTAATGTTACAGTAGGTGGGAAGCTTGTTGTAGAAGGTGATGTGTCTGTCAGTGGTCAGCTAGATGTAAATGAAAATGTATCTATAGGCGGTACTCTTCTTGTAACAGGTACAGGTACTCTTACTGGTAAAACTGAATTTAAAAATGATGTATCCGTTAGCGGGAGACTTGATGTTGCAGGATCAGTATCTGTTGGTTCTGTTTTAAACGTAACAGGAATTAGTAATTTTGCTACTGATGTGTCTGTAAGCGGCAACGTACATGTTGTTGGTAATGTGACAGCCGCTTTTTATTATGGTGACGGTTCTAACTTAACTAATGTTGCAGCAATTATTGGTAATCTTCCAGACAGTGTTTCTATATCAGGATTTTTACATGTTGGTGGTATTCTTTCTGTTACTGGCGGTGCAACTTTTGCATCTACAGTTACAGTAGTAGGCGCTGCTACATTTAAAGATGATGTATCTGTAAGTGGTAATACTAATTTACTAGGTACTGTTACAATTGGTGGTGCAGTTAGTTTGGCTTCTAGCCTTAGTGTGGCTGGTGCTGCTAACTTTGCTAATACTGTTACTATAGCAGGTGCTGTTAGTCTTGGCTCTACTTTAAGTGTAGGAGGTGCTACAAATTTTGCATCTACAGTTACAGTAGTAGGTGCAGGTACTTTTAAAAATAATGTATCTGTAAGTGGTAATTTAGATGTAGCAGGTAATGTATCAGTTGGTGGTACTATTTTTGCTACTGGTGGTATTACTTTTGATGGAGACATATCAGTAAGTGGTGATGTAAACATTGGCGGTACTTTAACAGTAGCAGGAGCCACAAGTTTAGCATCTACTCTTAGTGTAGGTGGAGCTACTAATCTATTAAGTACTCTTACGGTAACAGGAGCCACAAGTTTAGCATCTACTCTTAGTGTTGGTGGAGCTACTAATCTATTAAGTACAGTTACTGTAGCAGGAGCTACTGGCTTCTTAAGCACTGTTAGAGTAAGTGGTGCTGCAACAATGGCTAGTACACTAGACGTAGCAGGTGACACATCTGTTGGTGGAACACTGTTTGTTACAGGTGCAGGTACATTTGACAACAACGTATCTGTCAGTGGTAACTTAGTTGTTGGAGGCACAGCTACTGTTGTAGGTGCTATGAGCGTTGGTGGCGCATTAAGTGTTGGTGGAGCAACTAACCTACTTAGCACAGTTACGGTTGTTGGTGCTACAGGTTTCTTAGGTAGTGTGCGTGTAAGTGGTGCAATATCTGTAAGCAATGCAAATGTAGGTGGTACACTAACCGTAGCAGGAGCCGTTAGCCTAGCTTCAACTTTAAGTGTAGGTGGTGCAGCTAACTTTGCTTCAACGGTTACAGTGGCAGGTGTAGGCATCTTTAAGGGTGCAGTATCTGTAAGTGGTAATTTAGACGTAGCAGGTAATGTATCAGTAGGTGGAACTATATTTGCTACTGGTGGTATTACATTTGATGGAGACATATCAGTAAGCGGCGATGTAAATATTGGTGGCACATTAACAGTTGGTGGTGCAACAAGTTTAGCATCTACTCTTAGTGTAGGTGGAGCTACTAATTTACTAAGTACTGTTACCGTAGCAGGAGCTACTGGTTTCTTAAGCACTATCAGAGTTAGTGGTGCCGCAACAATGGCTAGCACACTAGATGTAGCAGGTAATACGTCTATTGGCGGAACACTATTTGTAACAGGTGCTGGTACATTTGATAATAATGTATCTGTCAGCGGTAACTTAGTGGTTGGAGGTACAGCCACTGTTGTTGGAGCTATGAGCGTTGGCGGTGCATTAAGTGTTGGTGGAGCAACTAATTTACTTAGTACAGTTACCATAACAGGTGCTACAGGATTCTTAAGTACTGTTAGAGTAAGTGGTGCTGCAACAATGGCTAGTACACTTGATATAGCAGGAAACACATCTGTTGGTGGAACACTGTTTGTTACAGGTGCAGGTACATTTGATAGTACTGTTTCAATTAGTGCTGGCTTAGTTGTAGGCGGGACAGTTACAATTTTAGGTGCAAATGTTCAAGCAACAAATGCTAGAGTATGTGCTTCAGCTTTTTATGGTGATGGTGCTAATTTAACTAATGTGCCGGGTGGAGCAGTTGCTGGTAATATTTCTGTATCCAATGCTCTTATAGGCGGTACTCTTAGTGTAGTTGGCGCAACTCATTTACAAAGTACATTATCAGTTGCTGGAGCAGGTACATTTGCATCAACAGTAACAGTTGTTGGGGCAATGAGTGTAGGTGGCGCTCTTAGTGTAGGAGGCGCTACTAACTTACTAGGCACTGTTACAGTTGCAGGAGCTACAGGTTTCTTAGGCACTGTAAGAGTTAGTGGAGCTACTTCTCTTGTAGCAGGTTTGGTAGTTGGTGGTACAGCTACTGTTGTTGGAGCAATGAGCGTTGGTGGTGCCTTGAGTGTAGGAGGTGCAACTAACTTACTTAGCACTGTTACCATAACAGGTGCTACAGGTTTCTTAAGCACTGTTCGAGTTAGTGGTGCTGTAACAATGGCTAGTACACTTGATGTAGCAGGTAATGTATCAGTTGGTGGTACTATCTTCGCAACAGGTGGTATTACATTTGATGGGGACGTATCAGTAAGTGGTGATGTAAATATTGGTGGCACGTTAACAGTTGGCGGTGCAACAAGTTTAGCGTCTACACTAAGTGTGGGCGGTGCAACTAACTTACTTAGCACTGTTACCATAACAGGTGCTACAGGATTCTTAAGTACTGTTAGAGTAAGTGGTGCTGCAACAATGGCTAGTACACTTGATATAGCAGGTAATACATCTGTTGGTGGAACATTGTTTACTACAGGCGCGGCTACATTCGATAATAATGTATCTGTTAGCGGTAACTTAGTAGTTGGAGGTACAGCTACTGTTGTTGGAGCTATGAGTGTTGGTGGTGCCTTGACTGTAGGAGGTGCTATTTCTGCTGCATCGCTTACTTTAACTACTGATCTTGCTGTTGCACAGGGCGGCACTGGAGCCTCGTCATTAACAGATGGTGGTGTACTTTTAGGATCAGGAACTGGCGCTATTACTCCGATGGCCGTCCTTACTGATGGACAGATGATTGTTGGAGACGGCACAGGTGATCCTGTTGCCGAGAGTGGTGCAACACTACGTAGTAGCATTGGTGTTGATGCTGCGGGAACAGACAACTCAACGAACGTCACCCTTGCAGGATCACTCGATTATTTAACAATTAGTGGACAGGCTATTACTCGTGGCGCAATTGTACTTACAACTGATGTTACTGGCACACTGCCTATTGCTAATGGCGGTACTAACGCCACCAGCGCAGGTGCGGCTTTAACTGCTCTTGGTGCAGCGGCGCGAGGCGCAAACTCTGACATTACTTCACTCACCGGATTAACGACGGACCTAACGGTTGCTCAAGGTGGCACGGGCGCTGGTACTTTTGCAACTAAAGGGGTGCTTTACGGTAACGGCACCAGCGCAATAGGTGCTACGGCAGTTGGCTCAAACGGCCAAGTGCTGACCAGTAATGGCTCTGGGTCTGCGCCAACGTTTCAAACCATTAGTGCCGGGTTCCCTGCGCCAGACTTTACATCGTCGGAACAGACCGTAAGCACCGGCACGATCTTGAATGTTAGTCACGGTCTAGGGTCTATACCTACGCTGGTGACTATTACACTGCGCTGCAAAACTAGCGATATAGGATACTCTGTCGGTGACGAACTTTTAGCATCCAGCCTAATAGGGTCGCGGGGAGACGCGGGTGCGATCTCACACGCTGACTCCTCGTATGTGAGTATTGTGTCGGGGACGGCTGGGATTGAGGTTCTAAATTTAACAGCAAAGCAGAGTGGTTTAATAACCGTGAATAGTTGGAAATGGATAGTGAGGGCATGGGCATGACAAAATTCTGGTATGACACGAACGGGGATGTTGTTCTTGCAACGTCTGATGATGTTGACAGTGTGGATGGCGCTGAAGGCTTTACGCAAGTTGCTCCTGAGAGCGGTTTGCAAAAATGGAACGGCACAGGTTGGGATGCACTTCCAGAACCGGACTACCGCGAAAAGCGCAAGGCGGCGTACATCAGCCAGTTGAGCGGCGGAACTCCCACATTCGAGGAGGCGACTGGCGATGTTTTGGACGCCATTATCAAGCACATTTACGGCGACACGATAGAGTTGGATGCTCTTGCCACAAAGATAGCTGCAATCAAAGCAGCGAACCCCAAGCCACAATGATCTATCTTGCGGTTCTTGGAAAATAGACCATGACCGAGGAACAGCAGATGATTGTTAATCATATTGCTGATCTGGAACGTAAACTTTCGGCTGCAAAATTTAATGTAGATCAATTAGAAGTTGGAAAATCTGCTTTTGTCAATATGCTGACAGGGTCGTTAAAGACTGAGGAATAACCATGTTTGGGCTGTCGTCGTTTTCAGAACTGCCTTTCTCAACACAAGAGAATGATGCGGCGACAGTCCTGACAGGTCAGTCTGTAGATGCAGAAACTGGCACCTTGGCAATTACTGGTACTGGGTTTGCAACTCTTACCGGACAGTCTGTTGATATTCTTAATGGTGAAGTAACATTTGCCATCTCAGCGACCGTGTTGCTGACCGGCGAGTCCCTAGATATTCTTGCCGGGACATTAGTTATTGGTGCCGAGGCTATTGTCACCCTGACAGGCAAGTCTCTTGATATAGTCAACGGTGCCCCCACGGTCTCAGCAAAAGCTGTCGTAACTACGACAGGTCAGTCTCTTGACATAAATGCCGGGACAATAACGATTGAAGGTAAAGCAGTCGTTACCCTTACCGGAGAGTCCGTAGATATTCTGGCCGGTACGCCAACTATCCGAATAGATGTTAACGCCGCTGTAACAGGACAGAGCCTGTCTACCGAGTACGGTACGCTGACAATTACCGGTACAGCGAACGTCTTTCCAACTG